TCCTTATTCGGTTCGTCGGACTTGGCCGACTTCTCGGGTGGTGCGGTGTTGTACGCAGGGTCGGCCGGCATCGCGCACGGTTCGGCTCCTTCGATCGGCGCCCAGTCCGGCATTGCGCCGATCTCGACAAGGTCCACGGGGATTGACGCCTCGTGGCCAGATTGTGTGTTTCTGCATCTCAGCCACATGTGGGACTCCTTGTGGGTAGGCTCGGCGGCATGTCGGGAGAAATGTTCATGGCCGCGCTGCTCGCGCTCGCGGTTCAGGGTTTGGTCATCTACGTGGCCATCCGTCTCGCGCTACGCGATGACCGTGCAGCGCGTGCCAGGGAGGCGCTGAAGGTGAAGGCCGCTGCGGAGTGGAAGGCACGCCGCGACGCAGAGTGGAAGGCAAGTCACGCGGCACAGGCAGAATCAGTCGCTGCGAAAGCCAAACAGCAGTAGGTGCTCGAACAGCGGAGGCGGACCAGCCGAGTCGTCACGCTCGACCGAGTTAGCCGTCAGTTGGTACGTGTAGACGCGGCGCCCGCCAGCGGTAAACGTCACGCCGTGCAGGGACGCCCGCACGCGGTCGCCTCCGCGCCTCGACTGGTCGGGGGTGAGCCCAACAGCCCGGACGCTGAATGAGCCCGTCAGGGAGCGATTCAGGACCATCGGCTCACCCTCAGGCGCGCCCCCGTCCGCGTACAGCACCACATACGGGCAGTCCGTTGCCGGGGTCAGTGGACCGGCCGCGTCATGGACCGTGTATGACGTGGGCAGGTCGGTGGTGAGTTTGGCCAGGATCGCGTCGACGACAGGCTGGGCCGGGACGGATGCGCTCATAGCAAACCCTCCACGGCCAAGTCGATCGCGTGATGGAACGCGGGCTCGGTGGCCTCGGTCGCGTGCAACCCATCAAGGTGCGGCGGTTGGTTCACAGACCCGTACTCGAAGCCCCGACCCATGCCACCCTGCTTCTTTGACGAGTCCGGGCCGATGTCGAAGGTGATCGCACCGAACGACGGAACGTCCTCGCTCGTGATGCTCGAGGGGTACAGCTTGCCGTGCTTGCCAGCGGTCGCGCGGGCGTTGGTCTTCCAGTCGTCACGCAGTTCGCCGGCCGACTTCTCCACGATGGCCCGGACCACCGGCAGTACTGAGGTGGCGGCCTTCTCAAGGTCGTGGACCAGCCCAGGGATGCCGCTGATCTCCATGGTCATCAGGCGTCGTCCGTAGCCTTGAGGTGGCGGGCCGTCTGAGTGCCCGAGTACTCGACCTCAGTGACAGTCAACGGCCGACCGATCACCCACGTGTCGTCTGACGCCGTGACGGTCATGGTGTCGCCGCGCAGGATTCCGCCCGTCGCGTCCCACGGCAGTTGAACGTCATACCCGCGCAACAGGAGCGCGACCTGACCAGCCTCGGTCTGGTGGCCTGTGCGGAACGCCTTGATCCTACAGATCCCGACCGCAGGAGCCACGGGGTAGATCGTGGTGAGCGTGTCAACGAGAACATCGTTCGCGTCCAACGTCTGCCCGGTGACACGCGTGACGATGCAGGTGTCGAGCATCACTTGAAGGTGAGCGGCGCGACCCGCAGCCAGGGTTTCGGCGACGGTCACCATCCCGTGTCACCTGAGCCGAGTTCAACACTGGACGCGCCACGACGGTAGCGACGCAGTGAGAGTTTGTCGTCATCGGTCAGCGCGACCCCGGTACCAACCCGGTCGGCGTAAGCAACCTTGCTGGTCCAGTCGTCAATCCCTGACTCCAAACTGGTGAGACCTGTCGGGTTGATGAACGCCCGCATGGCCATCCGCCGGCAAACCGCCACGATCACGTCAGGGATGGGCGAGTACCCGTGGTCGTAGGTGACCGACAGTGTCGACTTCAAGCCGTAGATCGCCAGCGGAGGGATCGTGTCCACGGACGGCCAACGCCACCCGAAGACCCTGTACAGCCGGTCGCCGATCTGTGAGAAGTCGCCGACCACTTGGCCGTTGATGCTGACCAAAGTCACTGCAGTCACGGGCCGTTGAGGAAGGTCCAACCAAGGACCGTCCGGGGACTCGCGCTTCATCACGTCGCCCACGACAGCGGAGATGTCTTGGCGGACGTAGTCGCGGATCAGGTCCGTGGCATCGTCGCAGAACGCGCCAGCCTGAATGAGTTCAGCAGAGGTGAAGGTCCGCCCAAGACGGTCGGCGATGTCTTGCCCGAGGGCGAATGGCGCGAGCGTCATGGGTGGACCTCCGTCCTACTTGGCTGGTTTGGACTCAGGTACGACCTCAGGTACGACCTCAGGTACGACCTCAGGTACGACCTCAGGTACGACCTCAGCCTCTGGTTCGGATGCGACCTCGACGATGCCGAAGCCCTCAGTGCTGCGCACGAGGTCAGCGACCGTCTCGTCGTCCGTCGAGTAGACATAGACCTTCTGACCATCCGCGGTGTCGAGGTCACTGTCGCGTGCAAAGTCAGCCACGAGTTTGTCGCCGACCATGATGCCGACGCCGTGAGTTGCAGTGAAGTTGAACTTGGACATGCGTGTGCTCCTTTGGATCAGTGCGTGGGGGGGTTGAGCAACGAGGGGCACCACACGGGCGCCCCTCGTCACGCAACTCAGGTCAGGCCGGTGAGCTGACCGTGGAAGTTCTCCGCGCCGTACTCGAGGCCAACCTCGCCGTACAGCTGGAACTTGCGAGCCGAACCCGTGCGGGCGATCTCCTCAGTGAACAGGAGCCCCTTGCCGGGGATCTCGAGGAACACCGGGTAGCAGTTCGACAGGTCCACGACCGCCAGGACACCGGCAGGCATCCAACGGTCGACCATGACGCCGAAGGTGCCGAAGTCCGTCACGACCGTGTCGATCGCGACACCACCGATGTTGCGGGTGAATGTCGGCTGGTTCAGGGTCGCAGTGCTGTAGAGGTTGCTGAAGTTCACCTTCTGGGTAGCACCCATCAGGAAGACCGTCGACGCGGTGGGCATCTTTCCACCAGAGTTGAAGATCTTCGTGAGCAGCCCGTCAACCGCGGCCTTGGTGACCGGGCCAGCGACTGCGGTCACGTTGGTCGTGATCGCAGTCAGCAGACCCCGAGTCTTGCGCGGGGTCAGGTTGTCCGCAGGCTTCGCGTAGACGCCCGTGAGGAACGACTGCTCGATGTCCACAGCCATCGACTCAAGTTCAGCCGTGGTCTGGATCGCGAGCTCGTCGAGGACCGCGTCGTCCCACTCGGGAGCGATGTTCGCGCCAGCGAAGTTCCCACGCGCGGCGAGCCGGGTGTAGGAAATCTCGATCGCGGAGTGGTGAATCTCCACGACGTTGGTGACGTTCGCACGCGCACGCTCCGCGCCAGCCGGGGCCGCGGCCCCCTCAAGGGCAGCGTTACCGGCGGACGAGGTGCGCCGGTCGATGGTCTGCCACTCGAACTGCGTCGCAGTGGTCTTCTTGGCCGCGTTCAGACCGCCGATGGCGGACAGGAACGGGGTCTCGGTGGGGGTGACAGTGAACAGTTCCCCGTGGTAGTTCGGCAGGGTAAAGGTGGTGCCCTGCCCAGCAACAGCAGCCATTACAGGCTCCAATCTGGTTTGTTACCGAGCAGGCCAGGGAGGCTTGCTTCAGTTCGTGATGTTGGACTTGCGGGTCTTCAGGCGAATGACCTCGCGGACATCGCCCTTCGCTTGAGCGGCGTTGATCTGCTCATCGAGTCCGACCGGTGACCCGCTCGCACCCTGTGACGGGTCGGGGCGGGGGCCTGTGGGCTTGGATGAGCCAAATGCGGCCAGAACCTTCGCGACGGATGCTTCGACGTCCTCGCGGGTCGACCCCGTGATGAACTCGACAAGGTGCGGAGGAACCTGCTTCTCGACTGCGACCTCGTACCGCGTCAGGCGCCCAGTGGCGTCCGCAGTGGCCAAGCCCGCATCGACTGCAGCCTTTCGGGCGGCAACCAGTTCCTCCGAAGCCTTCTCGGCGTCGGTCTTGCTTGCGTCCTCGAACTCCTTAACCCGGGCCTCGGCAGCCTTGAGGGCTTTCTCGGCATCCGTGCGGGCTTTCCGTTCGGCCGTCAGTGCAGCCTTGCCGGGGTCGCCTAGCGCGGACTCGTCAGGCTTCGGGGCTTCAGGCGGTGGCGAGTCGCTCGCGGGTGCCTTGGGCTTGGGAGCCTCAGGGGTTGGGGTGGTGTTCTCGGGGTCAGACATGATGCCTCCATCGCAGAGGTAGTCCGGTCGGGCCTCGCGCCCGGTCGGTGGAATGTGGGGCTACGTCAAGTAGCCGTACTCGCGGAGCATCGAGACCGATTCCTCGCGAGTCGCCGAGAGTTTGTAGATGCCCTCAGGTGTGAGTCGGACCTTGGCCGCGCGGCCTGCGTCGGTGTAGCCGCCGAACACTCCGCGAGTCGTGGTGCCCTCAGTGGTCGTCCACTGCTGGACTGCGCTCATCCCTCGGCGGGCGTTCACGACTTGGCTCATATCCGCGCCGTCGCGGATCGCCTGCGCGCCCGCCTTGGTGAAGACCTTGTCCTGCTGCGCCGAAGTCAGGCTCCGGAAATAGGCGTCTGAGTTCGATTTGGCCGGCGCGATGCTCTTACGATCCACAGCAGGAGCCGCCGAACAGTTGCACCTCGGGTGACGCTCGAACGACGCAGCCTCAAAGGTCGAAAACCACTTGTCAGCAAGGAGTGAGCATCGACCGCAAGGAGCAGAACTAAGGGTGCGCACGTAGCCGGTGACGCGCCGATCCGACATCATGCCCACACCCACCGCAGACCGGCCAGCGTCAGCAATCTCGGTCGCGACGATCATCTGCAGGCTGGAGAGACCAACCTGCCACGCCGCGCTCTCGCTCATCCCGCTCGCTAGCGCCTGCTGCCCATGAATGGCTGGCATGTAGAGCAGAGACCCGAGTGGGCGACCATCAGCCGCAGACGCGCCGAACAAGTCCGAGGCGACAACGCCTGCAGGCTCAGGAGTGGCACCCTGCAGCCTCAACATGGTCGAGACGTAGTCAGTTGCGCCCGAAGCGTTGTACTGCTTCCCAGAAGCCACCATGCCCACCACTCGGGCTACCTGAGGCGACCACGTGCCGGAAAGGTTCGCAGGGTCAACGCTCGCCCACATCTGCGAGGCCGCATCTCGAGCGCGCGTGATGTAGATCTGCTGCCGACGATGCAACGCCAGCGAAAGACTCGCGACGTCCACGACTTACGCGCCAGGAAGCGGCATGTCTGAGTGCATCCCCTTGGTAGCCATCCCAGCCATCGGCATGGCAGTAGGGGTGACAACCGGAGGCGCTACCGGAGGCGGCGGGGTGAGTTCATTGGCGCCGGCCGCGGAACCGAACAGCATCGCGTCAGCCACCCGGGCAGTGCGGGCCTTGTCCCACGCGTCCATCCGCAACCGTTGGCCTTCGGTGTAGCCAAGATCCTCGCGGGCCTGCTCGATCGGGATGACCTTGGAGGCGACCAACTTCTGCACCGCGTCGGCAGCCTGGGAGATCGTCGGAGTCGAAGCGTCGCGCCAGCGAGTCTCAAGACGACGCGCGCTCGCGTTCCATTCACCGTCGATGATCCGCTCAGCCAACGACATGACCTGCTCATGTGACTCACCGAACGACACCTGCTTGCGCTCCGCGCGCTTCACCAGCCGACCCTCATTGCTGCGGATCGCATCAGCCGAAGCCGGGTTGTCCGTCGTGAAGCCCAGATAGTGCGGCGGCAGCGAAGCAACCGCGGCGACGATCTGGCCGAGCGCGTTGATCGTGTTGTGGAAGTTGCCCAAATCCGCGGACGGCCACTGGCCAACCTTGATGTCCTTGTCCTCATGGGTGAGCAGCTTGCCCAGCACTGTCCGCCACGGTGAGACAGGGTTGCCGTTCTTGTCCTGAAAGTCATCCTTGGACAGCCCGAACGCGTAACGGCTCGGGATGGCAACCGTCTCAGCAGCCACCATCATGTCGGTCGCGATCTTGCACGCCGCATCAGAGAGAGGCAGGATCGGCGCGAGCTCCGAACGGCCAGGAGTCGTGAGATGGTCAGACTTGTCGAGGCGAGTCATCCGCCCACGGTTGACGAACGGCA